GAGCCGCTGTGTCCGATACTTTTACCCCGAACCTCAATTTGACGAAGCCAGCGGTCGGCGCGTCGCGCGACACCTGGGGGACGAAGACCAACAGCGACTGGGATCTCGTCGACGCGGTCTTCGCGGGTGCCGGTAGCGGCACGTCGGTGGGGCTTAACGTCGGCTCCGGCAAGACGCTGTCGGTGGCCGGGACGCTGACGGCGACGGGCACGGTGACACTGCCGGCTGCGGCGACTGCGGGCGGCGCGACGATTGTCAGCACGACGGGCACGCAGACGCTGACGAACAAGACGCTGACGAACCCGGCGATCAACGGCTTTACGGGCGACACGTCCGTTATCAACATCGGCAGCGGGCAGATTTACAAGGACGCGTCGGGCAACGTCGGCATCGGCACGACAGGATTAGGCGCCAAGTTGAGTATCGTGGCGCCCGCTCTGGGTGCGTCAATCATCGCAACCGATAACGCGCAAAGCACTTGGTATCTCAAGCATGAGAGTGGCAACCTGCTGACTTACGAAGTGGCTGGTTCGGCAATCCAACGCTGGGTTGGAAACGGCGCCGAGCGCATGCGGATCGACGGGTCGGGCAACGTCGGCATCGGTACGTCGTCTCCAGGTGAAAAGCTGTCTATTGCTGGGGCGGCGAATGTTTATGCATCTTTACTGTCCACTGGTGGCATAAAAGCACAACTAAATGCGGCAGATGCGACAGGTGCCGGTGCTATTGGGACCGTCACAAATCACCCATTCCGCCTAGAAACCAACAACACCGAGCGCATGCGGATCGACCCCTCAGGGAACGTCGGGATTGGGACGAGTTCGCCGGGGAATGCAAAACTAAACACACAAGGTTTTGGCTCTTATCGTGGTAACGCATACACGATTGCTTCTTTCGCGGCCAATTCGGCGCTTGCACCACTTAATATCGTTCAAGCTACAGACGGAACCATTCCCGGTATTTCTGCGGGGCAGAATAGTTCTGCTGTGTTTAACTCGTTAGGTTTTTACACAAGTGAAGCCGAACGCATGCGGATCGACGCCAGCGGCAACGTCGGCATCGGCACAGCGTCGCCTGCCGAAAGGCTCGATGTGCGCGGTGGCCGCGTTACAGCCGGCGGTGCAGGCGTCAACGGCAGATACAGGGCTCGCAACGGCAACGATGTTGACGTGCTCGAGTTTGGCATCGCTGTCGGCACGGGCTTCGGTGACAGCATCGGCCTCTATAACGTCACCTCGTCGGGCCTGCTGACTTTCGGCACCAACAACACCGAGCGCATGCGGATCGACGGGTCGGGCAACGTCGGCATCGGCACGACGGCGCCAGATACAAGCCTCGGGGTTAACGGTGGCATTCGTGCCAGAGGGGGTGCGCCTGGGGCTGGAGGGGTAAACAACAACGGGTATTCCTTTGGCGGCGGTAATGGCGACACAGACGGGGGGATGTTTTCGTCCGCTGACGGGCAAGTTGAGTTTTACTCCAACTCTGTCGAACGCGCTCGCATAAACGCGGTCGGGAATTTTAGGATTGGGACGACCGCCTTTACGGGTGCCACCGAGAGCCGACTAGCTGTCTCGGGCACCAGCGGAGCTACTTGGTCCGAAAGGACGGTAACTATTGAACACAGCGGCGGCAATCAGCCGGGTATCGGCTTCCACGCGCCCGGTGTTGCCGCCAGTATCTTTAAGTTTTTCGGGCCGAGCAATCGCTTTGAGTGTAGGAACAACGATGACTCTGCCTTCATAGATATTGCAGCCAATTCTTGCATCAGCGTCTCGGACTACCGCCTCAAGGAAAATATCGCGCCGTTCAGTGGCGGTCTTTCTGCGGTGATGCAGCTTAATCCTGTCACCTTCAAGTGGAAGGACCAGAACCGGGCTGCTGTTGGCTTTGTCGCCCATGAGGTGCAGGCCGCAATCCCGACCGCCATCACGGGCGTCAAGGACGAGATGCACGACGAGAAGACCCCGGTCTTCCAAGGCATCGATCCGCTGCAAATTGTCGCCGTGCTGACCAAGGCCGTTCAAGAACTCACCGCGAAGCTGGAAGCCGCAGAGGCCCGCATCGCCAACCTGGAGAACCGCTAATGCCTACCTACACCTGGGTGATCGAGCAGCTTGATTGCTACCCGCAGCGCGACGGCCAGCCGGATGTCGTGTTCACGGTTCACTGGCGCATCAATGCGGCGGACGGCGACTACACCGCTACCGCCTACGGCACTGTTGGCCTCACCTACGACGCGAAGGCGGGGTTCACGCCCTACGCCGACCTAACGCAGCAGCAGGTGGTCGGCTGGGTGCAGGGCGCTCTCGGGTCGGAGCAGGCCGCGCAGATCGAAGCCGCGCTGGCGGCCAACATCGCCGCGCAGATCAACCCGCCGGTCGTCGCGCCGCCGCTGCCGTGGGCGCCCGCCTAGGTGGCCCAAAACCTCTACAACATCCTTGTCGGGGTCTGCGGTGCGGCGATAGGCTGGCTGCTGAAGGTCATCTGGGAGAGCGTTCGCGCTCTCCAAGCCGATATGCGGGAAATCGAAAAGGAGCTCCGCACGAAGTTCGTTGGCAAGGACGACTATCGGGCAGACGTGCAGGAACTGAAGGACATGGTGCGGGCGATCTTTGAGCGCCTTGAGCGGAAGGCCGACAAGTGATGCAGGCGGTACAGCGGCACATCCTGCTGGTGGCCATCTACACGCTCGCCGCCGTCATGCTCGCCATGGTGTTCGTGCTGCTGACGGGCCTGTTCGATCCGCAGGTGAACAACGACAAGATCTTCGAGGTGCTTGGGCCTGCCTTCTCGACGATCGTCGGCGCTCTCGTCGGCCTGCTTGGTGGCCTGCGCTTGGCGCGGGCTTCGGAGGAGCGGGAATAATGGAGGGCCTTCTCGCGCTTGTCAGGACGGTCGCGCCGTCTATCGCCACCGCTGTCGGCGGGCCGCTTGCAGGCATGGCCACACGCGCCATTTCTGAGGCGCTGCTGGGCAAGCCTGACGGCACCGAGCAGGAGCTCGTCGAGGCTGCGAAGAACGCCACACCCGAGCAACTGCTGGCGCTGAAGACGGCGGAGCAGGATTTCGCCGTGCGGATGCGGGAACTCGAGATCGACCTTCACCGCATCGACGCGGGCGATCGGAGCAGCGCACGCGAGCGCGAGGTGAAGACCAAAGACATGACGCCGCGCCTTCTGGCGGCTGCGGTCGCGGTGGGCTTCTTCGGCGTCCTTGGTTACATGCTCGCCTACGGCCTGCCGGTGCAGGGCGGCGAGGCGCTGCTGGTCATGCTGGGCACGCTGGGGACGGCCTGGGGCGCGATCGTCTCCTACTACTTCGGCTCCTCTGCGGGCTCGCGCGAGAAGACCGACCAGCTGAACCAAGTGCTGAAGGTGAACCGATGAAGGGCAATTTCGACGCCGCGCTGGCCGCCGTGCTGAAGCACGAAGGCGGCTGGGCCGACCACCCGGCGGATCCGGGCGGTGCGACCATGAAGGGCGTGACGAAGCGCACGCTGGAGGCGCATCTCGGGCGCGAGGTGACGAAGGACGAGCTTCGCGCGATCAGCGACGAGACGCTGGCCGACATCTACCGCCGCCGGTACTGGGACGCGGTGCGTGCGGACGAGCTCCCGGCGGGCGTGGACTACGCCGTGTTCGATTGCGCCGTGAACTCCGGCCCAAGGCGCGCTATTCTCTTTGCCCAGGCAGTTGCGCGTGTAACGCAAGACGGTGCCATCGGGCCTAAGACGCTGGCGGCCATCAAAGCCGCTTGCGCCGAGGGGGCCGAAGGGTTCATTGAGGAGTACAGCGAGGCGCGCCAGGCGTTCCTGCAAGCCTTGCCGACGTTCCAGGTCTTTGGCCGCGGCTGGACCCGGCGCGTGGATGACGTGGAGGCGGTCGCCGCGCGTATGTCTCGCGGAGAGGAGATGGCCTAAATGCCCCTTGCCGCCCTAAATCTCCCGCCGGGTGTGGTGAAGCCTGCGACGCCGCTGCAGGTGAAGGGGCGGTATTGGGACGCGAACCTGGTGCGCTGGCGCTCCGGCAAGCTGCTGCCGGTGGGCGGCTGGCAGCGCATCACTAGCTCGCCTCTGGCCAGCACCTGCCGCGCTATCTTCACTTGGTCGAGCCAAGCTGGGTTGCCCTATGCGGTGCTGGGCTCCGAAGACAACCTCTACGTCCTCGACGGCTCGTCTTACATGGACGTCACCCCGGCAGGCTATGTGCAGCCGGATATCGGCCTGTACGGCGCCTATGGCGCGAGCGACTACGGCGAGCTTCTGTATGGGCTCGACTCCGCCGAGGTGAGCATCGCTACGGCGGTGCGGACGACGAATGTCGTCACCATCACCACCGCAGCCGCGCACGGCTTCCCGGTCGGCATGTCGGTGCTGATCGCGGGCGTGACGGACGCGTCCTTCAACGGCACCTTCACTATCGCCAGCGTGCCGTCGTCCACGACGTTTACCTACGCGCAGACGGCGACGAATGCGTCTTCCAGCGGCGGCACGGCGGCGCTGCCGGTGGCCGATCGGCGCCCGGCCAGCCTGCTGTTCACGCCGTCCTTCTCCTGGACGTTCGACAACTGGGGCGAGGATCTCCTGGCCGTCTCGTCGAGCGACGGGCGGCTGCTGCACTGGAACACGGGCGAGCCCACCGCCTCGCCGGTCGGCACCAGCGTGATCTCGACCATCGTGCGGGTGTCGAACGTCGCCACGGTGACGACCGTGGACAACCACGGGTACACGGTTGGCGAAAGTGTCGTCATCTCCGGGAACTCGGTGAGCAGCTTTAACGGCACTCAGATTGTCACGTCGGTGCCGAGCCCGAAGACGTTCACCTATGCCTCCTCCGGCACCAACACCACAGGCACGGGCGGCAGCGTCACCACGACGAAGGTGATCCCGACCAGCAACCGCGCCGTGATCGTCACGCCCGAGCGCCACGCCGTGCTTCTTGGCGTTGGCGGGGTGCCGCGCCGGGTCGGGTGGAGCTCGCGCGAGAACTACACGGATTGGGACTTCGCCTCACCGACGAACACGGCGGGCTTCCTCGACCTCGACACGGAAAGCCTGCTGGTCATGGCTGCGCCCGTGCGCGAAGGCACGCTGATCTGGACCGAGAGCGAAGCGTGGCTGATGCGCTTCATCGGCCTGCCCTACATCTACTCGATCGAGCGCATCGGCTTCGGCTGCGGCCTGATGTCGCCGCGCTCCTTTGCGGTGACGGCTGGGCGCTGCATCTGGATGGGGAAGGAAGGCTTCTGGATGTACGACGGCGGCGTCGTGAAGCCGCTGGCGTGCGATGTCGGGGCCTACGTCTTCGACAACATCGACCCGAACTCTGGCCCGCTCTACGCGCACGGGTCCGACAACGGCACCTTCCCGGAAGTCTGGTTCTGGTTCCCGTCGCAGGGGTCTACGGTGCCGAACCTCTCCGTCTACTACAACTTCCAAGAGGGCTGGTGGGGCATCGGCAACACGATGACGCGCACGGCGGCCTGCAGCGCGGGCGTGTTTAAGTACCCCTTGGCCACCGACGACTTGAACGAGGTGTATTACCAGGAGAACGGCTGGACTGCCGCAGGCGCCCCGATCCAGACGGATCGCTACGCGGAGACGGGGTCCGTCAACCTGCGCGACGGTGGGTCGATCTCCTTCGTCCGCCAGGCGCTGACGGACAGCGGCTACGGCTACGACAGCACGGAACTGACGTTCTTTTCGTCCTTCACCCCGGAGGGCGCGGAGACGACGTCGGGGCCTTATAACCCGCGTTCTGACGGCTACACGGATGTCCGCGTGACAGGGCGCGACTTCCGCATCAAGATCGCCGCGACCGAAGACGCCCCATGGAGTATCGGCCAGATGCGGATTGACTTCACGGCGAAGGGGGCACGATGAGGGCTAATCTTCCTCCCGCTCCGGCGGCCTACGACGCGGGCTACTTTACGCGCGCCTTGTCGGCGCTAGACCAGATCGTGGGCCAGACGGTGAACAAGATCGAGGCGGTGGACTCGGTTTTGCTTCAAGCGCCGAACGGGTCGGTATATAAGCTGACAGTCAGTAATACGGGAACCCTAACGACCACGGCGGTGCCGCTTGGACAATCGGGCTCTCCTCCTTACTAGGATGCGGAAGGCGCTGCGACTTGGCGGCGACACGCACTCCCTAGAAG